ATGACGGTGGAAAAGGGGAGGCTTTTTAGTATCGGACAGTTTGCCGCGCTGCATGGCGTCAACAAGAAGACGCTGATGTGGTATGATGAAATCGGGCTGTTTTGCCCGGCGGTCGTGAAGGAAAACGGCTACCGGTACTATACATATTTCCAGAGCGCAACGCTGGAGGCAATTTTGCTGCTGCGCGAGCTGGATGTGCCGGTTGCGCGCATCCGAAGCTTTCTGGACGATCGGTCCGCGCAATCGCTGGCAGCGCTCTGGGACGAGCAGCTGGACGCGGTGGACCGGAAGCTTGCGCGTTTGCGGGAGCTTCGCCGGACCATGCAGGCGCAGGCGAACGAAACAAAGGCGCTGCTGGAGCTCGACACAGGCAGCATAGAGATCGTCACATGCCCGCCGGAGCGGCTGATGCTGCTGCCGACCACGCGCGAGGCAGGCTGGGAGCAGGACATCCGGACGCTGGTTTCCGCGCTCCACAGCCGAAAGCTCGGAAACCTCTACAGCGCGGGCTACGGCGCGATGCTGCCTGTTCAGAGCCTTTTGGATGGAGACTATCAGGACTACCGGTATGTCTTCCTGCGCCTTCCGGCATCCGGCGGGAAACGCGGCGAACACGAAAAACCGGGCGGCAGATATCTGCGCGCGTATTACCGGGGAAATGTCAACCGCGTATCCGAGCGCTATCCGGCGCTGCTTGCGTTCGCGCGCGGGCGGGGGCTTTCTTTTACGGGCTATGCCTACGAGACAGTGCTGCACGAGATGGCAGCGGCAACTTCCGATGCGTGCATCACGCGTATTGAGCTTGCGCTGGCAGGCGGGACCGGTTGCCAGGACGGCGGAAGTATGGTAAAATAGCTGCAAGACACGCAGGGGAGGGCGAGACAATGGAGCAGCCGGGCTATGAAAAACGCGGCTATCTGCACGAGGATTTTCATCTGTTCCACCTGTGCGACGCAATGCGCGAGCCGGTCGACTGGCACTACCATACGTTTCACAAACTCTGCGTGTATCTGGGCGGCGATGCCATCCGCTACGGCATCGAGGGCAGGAGCTACGCACTCGAGCCGGGAGACCTGATTCTTGTGCCGCAGGGCTGCGTCCATCGCCCCGAGGTCGAACCGGGCGCGGCGTATGAGCGGATGCTTTTATATCTCTCACCGGAGTTTCTGCGCCGCAGCAGCACGGAGGAAGCGCCGCTGGAGACCTGCTTTCTGCAGGCGGCAGAGGATTTCCGCTTCGTTGTGCGCACAGGCGCGCGCAATGCCTCACTGCTCGAACCGCTGCGCGCGCTGGAGCGGGCAAAACAAAGCCCCGGCTTCGGGCAGCAGATGCTGGAACGGGCGCTTTTATATCAGCTTCTCATTGCACTCACACGCGGCATGCAGGAGCAGGCGCTGCCGTTTGCCAGCGCAAGCGCAGTCGATGAGAAAATTGCTGCCATTTTGCAGTATCTGGCGAGCCATCTGACTGAGAAAATCTCCATCGACGATCTGGCGGCGCGGTTTTATATCAGCAAGTATCACATGATGCGCCGTTTTCGCGCCCAGACCGGCTACACGATTCACGCCTATCTTGTCGGCAAGCGTCTGATGCTCGCGCGCGAGAAGATTTCCGCCGGTGTGCCTGTCATGGAGGCGGCGTGCCAGTGCGGCTTCGGCGATTACTCCTCGTTTTCCAGAGCCTACCGCCGCGAGTTCGGTCACGCACCCAGCAGCGCCCGCTGAGCGGCAGAAAAAAGAAACGCGCAGAAAAATCGGAAAAGCACTTGACAGATCGAGGTTCGTATGTTACTATTTTTAGGCTGATTATGTCAGTGCGCCTGCGGGTGTAGCACAACGGTCAGGGCACCAGCCTTCCAAGCTGGGGACGCGGGTTCGATTCCCGTCACCCGCTCCACTCTATACGCCAGTAGCTCAGCTGGATAGAGCAACTGCCTTCTAAGCAGTAGGTCGGGGGTTCGAGTCCCTCCTGGCGTGCCAAAGCGGAGCTTGCTACCGCGAAGAAAAATGAATATGGTGGGTGTAGCGTAGTTGGTTAACGCGTCAGATTGTGGCTCTGAAGACCGAGGGTTCGAGTCCCTTCACTCACCCCATTTTTTCTTTTTATAGGCAAGGTTCGCTGCGCCGCCAACATTGGGGTGTGGTGAAGCGGTAACACAGCGGACTTTGACTCCGTCATTCGTAGGTTCGAATCCTGCCACCCCAGCCATCCGACCCGCTAGCTCAGTCGGCAGAGCACCTGCCTTTTAAGCAGGGTGTCCGGAGTTCGAATCTCCGGCGGGTCACCAAAAAAGCCTTGAAATCTCAAAGGTTTCAGGGCTTTTTCTTTTTCGTTGTTTTTTGATTAGTTAGTAACGTGTTAGTAACAGGCGCATCTATCGCATTCACAAGTTGGTCAATGTCAAAGTGCTCATAGATGTTCGCGGTCGTGGAATAGTCTGCATGCCCGAGCATTTTTTGCAGGAGTTCCGGCTTGATATTGTTTGCTACAGCCCAGCTTGCGAATGTGTGCCTTGTTGCGTGTGGTGTTTTCTTAGAGATTCCGAGCCGCTCCAAAAGCGGGTAGTAGTCACGCTTGCGAAAATTTGCAATGACTTTTTGCCCGGCATACCCAGAGATCAGAAGTTCGCCTTTTGCACGCTCTTTGAATTCTGCGAAATATTTACGCCCTTCGGAGCGAATTGGGATTATTCTATTCCTGCCTGCTTCTGTCTTTTCCCCGCCGATCACGTAGGTTTCATGGACATTTTCGGTTCTAAGCCCGAACAGCTCACCGATTCGCATACCGGTATATACCATCATCAGGGTAAGTTTGGCTGCCTGGGAACCGTCCGCTTCGAGCTTCTGGATATCCTCTTCTGAGAAGATCTCTTTTTCTTTCTTCACATTCTCGGGTAGTTTAATGAACGAAGCGAAGTTTGTCGTTATGAGTTCCTGCCGGATTCCCCATTGGGACATCTGCGTTGCAAGTTGTTTGAACTTCGACAGTAGCGAGTGGGATTTATCGCTGTACTTGTCTATGACAATCTGGTAATCAGCGGTCCGCAGTTCGCGAAATTTTCTGTCATGCAATGGTTCAAAAACATCATATGCGCGTTCGTAAGACTCTATTCCCTTCGCGCCGATATCGCGGAAGTGTTCATCCTTCCATGCTTTGTAAACCTGCTTGAAGGTCCAGTTATATATTTCATCAATACTCCGTCCTTGTAGCCGCGCCAGCGCGTCGAGGGCGGCTGTTTTTTTATCATAGTATCCAATTATGGTTTTTCCCTTTGCAGCGACCCACGGGCGGGTACGCCGCCCTTGCAGCTTGTAAACTGTCCCTGTACCGTTTGCACGCTTCAAAGCCTTTCGCTGCGGAGCTTGCTGCTGTTTCCCACACCAGCAGCAGAACACAGAACCGTCCGGTATATCCTTTTTACACTTGATGCACTCCATGTTTCCCTCCACGTTCTTTTCGGATTGCATAGAAAGTAATTGCCGAAGCCAGCGCTGAACCTACGATCAGGGCAATGCAAACCCATGCAGCTACGGACAAATCTCCATCGCGAATAAGACCTATGCTCCGGATCTGCGCATCCGTCACAAGGCAGGCAATCAGAGAAAAGGAGAGCAGCATACAAAACAGGGCGAGAACGTAACACATTGTATGTGTAGACCTTATCTGTGCGCTCTGCGCGGCTGTTGTTGCCGCCAGCTTGGCGTTTTCGATCTCGACATGATGAATCTGCTCGGTCAGTTCTTCCGGGCTTTCTGCGGGTTTGACAAGCCCACACAGCTCATCCAGCGACAGCCCGAGAACGCGGCATAGCGCGGCAGAATTGTACAGTTTCGGGTCTTGCTGTGTTCCTGCGCAGAGCTTCGTCACAGCCGATCTGGAAACGCCGGATTCTTCAACAAGCCTATCAATGGTGTAATGCTGATCTTCCTTCGCCCGCTTTATGTTCCTCTGATATGCAGAAAGATATGGGGCGAGTTCCTGAATCGCCGACATGATATACCTCCATTTTCACATATATTTCGCTGATTCTTCTGCTATGGGTATGGTTTTACCAATTTGAGGGTGGACATTTCTGCCAGTTTTGCTATGCTGGTTGCAGGCGCGTGAGAAAGCCCCACCGCCGGGGGAGCGACGGTGGGGCGATCTTAAACATTCCATTATACAAAATAGTCTGTCCCATAATTGCCGCTTACGAGAGTTACCGGACGAAGAAAATGCAAGGTGTTCTTTGTTGAAGATTCCAAATTGAAATTATTGAACGAACGTTCTAAAATATGGAGGTACACCAAATGCAGAGCATCAATATTCGCTTTGAAAACGGGAAAGTAAACATCATCGTAGACGGGGCGCTTTTCAAAGACGTCCACAGTCTGAGCCTGGACTACATCAAAGGAGCGCCCATGCTCTTCTCCTGTGTCTCCGATGTAGGGGAGACGCGGGAGCATTGGAACAAATGCCCGCTGCCGAACTGATTTACTTGATTGTCCACGAATTTCCACAGTTTTGGCAAAGACAAATCTTTTGGTTCTTTACGACCTCTTTTGCAGTTCCGGTGCTTTTCTTCCAAACAAGGTTGGAAAGCCCCAGCGTACACATAGCAGTTAAACCACGTGCGGCATTATTCATGTGGCCGCCAAAGCCAACGCCGGACTTCTTGGTTTTGCTGGATACCTGTTGCATGGTAATCGTTACATTTTCACTTCCACAGTTCGGGCATGTCATATTTTTTAACCTAATTCCTTTCTTTTTAGCAAGTGATGCGATGCGCTCAATGTATCCGGTTTTCTTTTCCCCGTACAATTCATCATCGATACGAAGCACGGCAGCAAACGCTTTTTCGTATTGCTGGGTTTTGATATACAAATCAGCGAGCCGAAAAGCCCATTTTGAACCACGAAATTTTAGGCCGCCATTGAGCCAAATGTTTTCCCAGAACTCGATGAGGCTACCAATGTCGCCAGTTTCTTCATAGAGGTTTTCAGCTATATTGATCTGCCGAAGCTGTAGGTTTTGCAAGTCGAGCTCATTTTGCAGGCGCGTGCTTAGTTCCTCGAAATTTTCCATTCAATTACCTCGGCGGTATTTTAGTATATCTATATCGATTGTATCACTAGGTTCTTAATACCTCAACGCTGAAACTGCACGAAAAAGAAACCTAAAATTTGACGGAAATGGAGAAAATTATGGATGAAAGGGAGGAGCCAGGACATGAAGGAACGAACGACTGAGAGAAAGAAATTAGAAGCCGAGGCGCTGGTACTGATTTCGAGGTTAAGCGGCGCGCAGATCAAGGCGCTCAGAAAGCTCGTTCTGGACTTACATCATACACCGGATGGTGCCCCATGCAAAAAAGTAGTATTTGGCGCCAAACTGTGATATAATGCTATATGATAAGTATGCAAAACGGCTGAAAGGAGAAAAAGATGCTCGATTATTTAGTTGAAAACGGATGGGTAGATTCATTTATTAGAACCGCTGTCACAATTGGAATCTATCACGGCTGGAAGATCATCTTGACGGGAATCTATAGGTTCATCAATAAGCGACTTCACAAGAATTGACAGACGCACTGCGAAGTATACGATTAGTACAACGCCGTAAATCACGCAAAACGTTCTGTTACGATTTATGCCGATGTATATTCCTATTCCACCAGAGTACGTAAAAGCTATGAACAATGTCACGTATTGCAAGACTGATCGAAGCTTCCTTTTGTCTTGCTGCAAACTTTTAATCCACTTCCAGATTGCGCGAAGTATCAAAGTGGCGATTCCCCCGATTGCCGTAACAAGCAGACCGGTTACAAGGTCTGGTACGGAAACGTAATTTTCGACAAACTTGGCGATAAAATCCCTCACATCGATTCCCCCAACATAGCTTTCATGGCGGCGATGAACCTTTTGAGTTCATCGTCGCTCATTTTTTTAGATAGTGCAAGAAGTTCTTTCTGCTCGTCAGAAAGCCCGTCGATCATATCAAGCGGCAGCTGCTTTTCCTGGCTCACCGCCCTATCCTTCGGGATGGGGTCTTTTTTTATGCCCACAGACGGGTCATCGGTTTCGCCGGTCAAGTAGGCAACTGGCACATCAAGCGCGTTAGCAACTGCGGCAAGTCGTTCATAGCTCGGAACAGACTTATCCCATCTGCCGATGACACCATTACCAAATCCAAGCTGTTTTTCCAGTTTGGATATAGAAGTTTTCTTTTCCTTGCATAGCGCTTTGATTTTATCGAGCATATACGGCACCTTAAAAAAATTAGACTAAACGCGAAAATAGTTCTTGACTTTTAGGGCAAACTCTAATATACTTAGAGGCGTGAAGGGTACAAAAAACCTAGCCCCTCACCAAGACGGACTTTTAGAAGATATTTAATTGCCTTGACACGCTTATATTAGACTATCTTCTAACCTCTGTCAAGTAGTATTCGTACGGATTGGAGGGATTTTTTTGATTTATGAGAATGTCAAGCGCCTCTGCGAGAAGCACAAGACGAACATCGCGACCGTAGAAAAGGCGTGCGGCATTGCCAACGGCACAATCGGAAAGTGGGCAGGAAAGGACGCTGCCCCGCGCATCGACACTGTAAAAGCAATTGCAGACTATTTCGGCGTAGTCTCGTTTGGGCGGTACTTTGTGTAAGATTGGCAGTCCATTATTAAGTTTTTTATTATGTTCCCTTTGTACACCGTTGCAAGCAACGATTCTTTCTACACTTGAAAATTACAATCAATTATCAGATGCCGAAAAGGAAACGGTTGAAAACTATAGTATCCTCGAAAATGCGATTGATACAATTAGCGCGTTAAAACAAGCAGAAATTGAAACGGCACTGGAAGAAATTGAAACACTGATTAAGCAGGCAGAAATGGAGCAGGCAGAAGCATCCTGCTTGGAACTGTTAGAAAGCGGAAATTTGTCGGCAGAACAGGAGCAAATGGCAAATGATTATTTGAATGATATAGCGCTTATGTGCTTTGCCGGGACTTATATTGTTCTGCCTGATTATATTACTGGAAGAGATGCGGAGAGAGTCACAGGAGCGACAGTTGAGAAAATCCTGAACGGCGGACAGGCTTTTGTTGATTTTTATTATAAACGCGAAGGCGACTTTAAGGTCGCAAAAGACTACTACTTGAGCTATCTGAATAGTCGCTTTACTCTGGTATCATCAGACACTCGAAGCACTATGCTTACGACTTATATATTCTGTGATGCGGACAGAAATGAATTTGCTTTGAATGTCATATCTACCACCAAAGTTTTTGATTTGAACATGGAATTAACAAATGGGTTATTTGACCACAGCAAATTAGATTCTAACAACCCGGATGCTGGAATCTGGGAAACAAGCAAGGCGGTGCTTCGGAAATAAGTAAGAACGGACATTTAACAGTCTTTTTTAGAAAGATATACTGTTAAATGTCCGTTCCATTTTTACTGTTCCAAAAGAGAAAGATATTTATAAACCGTGGTTCTGCTCAGATTACAAACCCGTGCCAACTCGCTCAAATTGAGGTTCTTATTTTTGAACGCGGGATAATGGCGAAGAAAAACAGGTGGAATATCGTCTGCGGTCAGTTCCGGTCTGCCGATTTTCGCGCCCTTGGCTCTGGCGTTCGCCATTCCAGAGCGCACGCGCGCGCGTATCATTGAAAGTTCGAGTTGGCTGAACACGCCTGCCATTTGTAAAAACGCTTCTGTCATCGGGTCTGCGTGTCCGTTGCGGCAATCCATCGTGATACTGCCGACAATGACAAGGCACAGCCGCTTTTGACTGATTGCGTCTATAATCTCACACAACTGCTTTGTGCTTCTGGCAAGCCTTGAAACTTCCAGCGTGATAATCGTATCGCCTGCCTGCGCCTGTTCCAGAAGCAAAGATAACTGCTCTTTGATAACCGCGTCCCCGTGTTCGTATTCAAGAAAGACGCGCTCCGCGCCTGCCTGTTTGAGTTCGCGCACCTGCCGCTCGATATCCTGTTTGCTCTCGTTCGTCGAGCATCTGGCGTAGCCTGTTTTCATCTTCATCCCTCCGATTGCTCCACGGGCTTCTGCTTGCCCGTGGAGCGTATTTCTCTCAGCAGGAAACCGAGAACCGGCGCGAACTAACCGCCTTTGTAAAGTCTTTGTAGAGGTCAGCATAGAGTTTCTTGAATGTCGTGCTGTCAAAGCGGTTGGAAATGACGCTGGTATAACGCACAATGTAAGCGCCCGCGTTCAGTTCCTCGGTATCGAGACGAAGCATTTCTTCTTTCAGCGCATCGCGGATGGCATCCGCCTTTGCCTTGGCTTTGCTGGCGAGTTCATCATAGTTGTTCATGGTTTCAATCATGCTCACGATTTCGTTCTTGCTCATTTTGTTTTTCTCCTTTTGGATTGTAATTTATTTGGTGGGTATCTCTATCAACTGTCTATATAATACACCTTTTATAAGTGTAATTCAATTCGCAGAATACACAAACATTACACCTATTTTATGTGTAATATTTACACTTGAAATAGATGTAATTCTATCGTATAATAAGGACAATGGAAAAGGGGGCGATTTTTTCAAATGCCGATGATTTACAAACTGGATGTGCTGTCTGCGCTGAAAGAAGCTGGCTATAATACAAACCGCATCCGCAAAGAAAAACTCATTGGAGAAGCCATGCTCCAAAAGATAAGAAGCGGTCAAATGCCGTCGTGGGCGACGCTGGAAACCATTTGCTCTCTATTGGACTGTCAGCCGGGGGACTTGATTGCGTTCAGCCGGGAAGAAGCCGCAAAATAAGGGGACTGTCCGCGAAAAGGTGTTCTCGCTTTCCTGAACGAAATCAGGTCATTTGAAGCACTGTTTTCGGCTCTTTTGGATGGCTTTGGATTGTCCATGAAAACAAATGGTTGTTTGAACACCCGCCCGGTGTATTTCGGAAAGAAAACTTTTTCATATGCGCTTGCGGTTTTGGGCTGGCGCGCGCTCTCACGAAATGCTCTCGCGCAACGGAAAGACGGCTATAAACGACAAAAAGCGGTTTTAGACCAGACAATTAACACTTAATATACCCCTTATAATATATAAGTGTTAAATGTTTGAACTAAAACCGCTGATTTTATTTTTTGTTCCAGCCTTTGAATATCTCATCAAAGGCAACGTCCATCGTCTTTTGTAGGCTCTATTCCACAAACCGGAAAATCTCCTTTTCCATGATGGATTGTTCCCGTCGCTGCTTTTCCTTTTTTCTGCGCCGGTTGCCTGAATTGTCAATTCTCATCGTTTGATTTTCACCTCGCTGCTGAAATTGATTTTCACCGGACGTTCGTCCTCTGCTTTCCGACGCATCTATCTACGGAACGCATACATAATTTCTTCCGGTGTAAAACCGTCCTGATACATTTCCGGATAGTATTCCGGAACTTTTCTGAAATAATCGTCGATTAACGTTTTGTATTCCATTTTTATTTCTCCTTTTGTCTATCGCTGTAAAATATGCGTGATAACGCATATTTTTACAGCGTTTGTTATTCTATAGATTCCTGCGCATCGGAATAATTGGATGATATAAATTCGTCCATATCCGCTTCCACTCTTGCCGTTGCGTAAGCGTTCAGCGTATCCCATGTGTCGAGGTAAAATACATTTTGTTCCGGGATTGCCTGTTTTCTTGCCACGCCACCATATTTTCTGCGCATCTGCCAGATCGCATCTTGCGGCGGCATAATTTCTATGTGTATCCAGTATTCATGCCATGCCTGCTTATAGGTTTCTTCGTCCGTATCAATGATGGTATCGCCCAACGCAAAATAGTATCTGAAATTTCCAGAAGCACGCAGGATAAGTTCATTATCTGCCAAACGCTGAATATAGGTTTCAATGGTCTGCCGGGTGAGCGGTGTTCCCTCCATCCACATTATTTGTTCCTGCCGTTCGCAAGGCAGACTGTAAAACTCTACGTCGTTCATGTAGTAATAGAGAAAATAAGCCAGTTTTCGGAAATCAGTCTGGGGCGAATAAGACAGTTCAAGGATACAGAACACTCTGAACGGGTCGTGTATGTTCTGAATGGTAAATTTGAGATTTGCGCCCCGCCCTTTGTAGGTATATTCCACATTCCATCTTGTCAGACGGTTTTTAATGGAACGGGCATCGTGCGTGTTGAAAATCGAACAAAGTTCCTGATAAGAATACTCTCTACATTCAAGCAT